CCTACCAACCAGAAACGGAGTTCTAAATGGAATTAGTCGTACGTAACGTCAATCAGGCTTTTAGTGAGATATTCTGGAAGCTCAAAGTGCTCAACTTGCAACCTGAGCAGACCCGCAATGGTCCCGCTCTCGTGTACCCTGAGCCGGTTACCACTGTTTATAAGTACCCGTTCGAGCGTGTGCTGTTTCATAAGGGGCGCGACGCTAACCCGATATTTCACCTGATGGAGTCAATCTGGATGCTCGCGGGGCGTAACGATGTGGCGTTCCTGCAACAGTTCAACAAGCGCATGGGCGAGTTTAGCGACGACGGCAAGACGTTCAACGCCGCCTATGGCTACCGCTGGCGTAAGCACTTCGGACGTGACCAGCTTGATGAGGTTATCAAGTTGTTGCGCAGAGACCCTGCGACCCGTCAGGCGGTCGTTCAAATCTGGGACGAAGCTGACCTCACTAAAAAGACTAAGGACAAGGCGTGCAACACGCAGATGATATTTGACACGCGTAACAACCGGTTGAACATGACCGTGTATAACCGGTCGAATGACATCTGGTGGGGTGCGTACGGCGCTAACGCGGTTCACTTCAGTTTTGTGCAGGAGTTCGTCGCTTCCGCTATCGGTATGCACATGGGCGTGTACCGTCAGGTGAGCAACAATTTCCACTTGTACACTGAGCTTTACAATGCGAAAGATTACTTGGCTTCACCGCCTGACGCAGAGAGTTACGACCTCTACAGTAAAGGCGAGGTGCGCCCCTTACCTATCATGCTCAACGGCGAGTACAAGCTGTTCCTAGCGGAGTGTGAGATGTTCTGCCACGACCCGTACAACGAGCGCATTCATTATGCTAACCCGTTCTTTGAGCACGTGGCTCACCCTATGGCTATGATCAGTCGTGTACGTAAGATCCACGCAGGTGACGGTCGTAGCTACGCCGCTAAGATCCGCGCTAGTGATTGGAAACGCGCCGCATTTGATTGGATTGACCGCCGCGACCATGCACGCAAAATCAAAGAGGAAGATGACGAGATAAATGAGTTGCGAAAGGCTGAGAAAAAATAACTTGCCTTGTGTGAAAAATGTGAGCTATAATTGCTCACATAACTGCTAACTGGAGAACTTTTTGTGAAACACACTCTCGATTTTATTCTGGCTGGAAGCGAAGTCAAGCGCTACCATACCGTAACTACGCTCGTGTCTGAGACCGTCGGTCATCATTCGCACGGCGTCGCTATGATGTGCCTGATGTTTGACCCGATGGCGAGTCGTCAACTGCTGATGGCGGCGCTCTTTCATGATTTAGCCGAGCACCAGACCGGCGACATCCCCTCCCCCGCTAAGCGTGAGTTCGGCATCGGCGGTAAGGTTGATGAATTAGAGTTGCGCCTTATGACCGCTGCCGGAATCGTCACACCACAACTCTCGCCGGTAACATTTCGGGCGCTAATAAAGTGCGTGAACGGAGCAGACCGAATCGTAGTCTCAAACGCAGTACCGCTGGCCAACCATTCACCCACAGCATCTGACGATACTTGAGCCGTTGGGTTTTTCTTAAGAGAGAGCGGCGCATAGATACCTTTCACTTTCAGCTTCCGGTCAGGCTTGACCGCGATGTAGTTGTTGACGTCCTTCATAGCAAGGGCGCGGTACGGCGTGTACTCAAATGAGAAGCCGGAAACCTCACTGAATTTACTGACAACTTTTTCAATTAAGTCTTTTTGCTCCTTAGTGTATTTGATAGCGATGCCGTCCGTATTAGCCGACAGCGTCAAAGCTCCTGCCCGCTCAAGCCACTCAATCAACATGAGCAGGGTGAACTGGCCAGTCAGCGTGACCGCCAACATCAAATCCGGCGAGTACAACACCGAGTAACGGCTAGCGAGTTTGCCGAACGTGCCGTTCAGTGAAATCTTGAGCGTTGCGTCGGTGATCTTGTCACCATTGCGCTTCGCCTCAAGGCGGCGCTCGTAGATCTTGCGGTACTCCTCAACGAAACGCTTGCCGAGCGCGGCGGGCACAAACCCGCACTCAAGAATGATACTCGGGTAGAACGAAGCCGCGTCAATGTCACACATGTGGTCATCACCGGCGATGTGACACACCTGCCTATCATGCACACTGTGAATACCACCCACGCCGAGCTGGTACTCGCCTGAGCCGAACTTGATGGTCTTTAAGCCGAGGAAGTCAGGTAACTGAACGTGCCCAGTCACCTGATTCATGTTGAATACGTGCTTAGAGACGCGATCAAGCAGGCTCTGTAGCTCGGCATCCATAAACTTCAGGAAGGCAGGAGGCGTGTATCTGACCGTCTTGGGGATGTCATTCTCTTGACGCTTGAGACCCATGCTAGTGATGTACGCCTGCTCAGCCATCTGCGAGTCCGACTTGCTACGCATGTCAGCCCCGTAGCGGCGGCTCATCTCAACGCGCAGCATAAGCTCACCCTCAAGCTGATTCAACAGCTCGGCGGTGGTGTCAACGTCGTTGTGGCAATATTCAAGCAGCACTGGCTCTTGATCAGGGGTGATCATCTCGTCGTGGGCGATCGGCATGTCCTGCAACTTAGGCATGTGCATGCGAGCGCCGTAGGCTTTCAGACCTACGAATGACGGGGCGACCTCAATCAAGTCAATGTCATCAAGAATAATGTCACGTAAATTGTGCTTGCGCATCGCATTCCACGGCGACAGGCGGTTCGTGATGATGTCATCAGCAATACGCTTGATCTCAATCTCAGTCCTGCCGAGGCAGAACGCCGCCACAACCGCGTTGTCAAACGACTTGCTGTTGAACCCGATAAAGGTGCTGTCAGCCTGCTGCACGAAGCGCGTGAGCCGAGCCGGTGCGTCGTCATCATGACGCCACAGGTCAAACCACTCGCCCGTCTCAATGTTCTTTGCGCAGAACAAAGTCCGGTTAGGCAGGGTTTCAGTATCAAACACCCAAGTGCCCATTTCAGTCTTGATTGACATAGCCGCGAGTCGGCTCAGCGCCGTCACTGCAAGGCGCATCAGCCTTACGCTGCTCGATCTCAATCAGCTTCTCAAGGAAGTGAACGGCTTTCTGCAAGTCTTGAATCGGGTTACCTTTGAGGTAGCACCGCTCAACGTACTTAGTAGTAGCCGCCTGAAAGTAATTCAGGTTCAAACGATTCACACGATCCCAGTGCTCCTCGCCGCCTTTCTTGTAGTGATCACCGCCGACTTGTTTATCATTTGCACTCATGGCTCATTTCTCCAATCAGGTTGAACAGGTCTCTCTCGCGCCCCACCAACAACATCTGGTGCGCGTAACTCATGTAGCGGTCATACACCTTGCGTATACGCTGATTGCCGAGGCTCATCTCCCGCACGCAAAACAGCGCGCCGTGGGCAATGTCAGCGAGTTTTAAGAGTCTTTGATCAGCTGCGGTCAGGGTCGGCCAAACCAGGTCGGCCTCGTCAATCAACCGGCGCTCAAGTTTGTCAACCTGCTCGCCGATGCCGTACTCGCGTTTTGCGGGGGAGGGGATGTCGCCGGTTTGGTGCTCAGCGAGGTCATGGTAAAGAGCCGCGACAATGACTTCGTGGCTGCAGGTCGGGTTGAGTAGGATGACTAGGCAAGCCACTCCGTGCGAGTGATGACCAACCGTCTCCCGCTGTAGCGTGGTGACGGTATGATAGCGAACGACTTCGCTACCGGCAATGATGAAGTCAAGGGTGTTACGCATGATAAAGTTCTCCAGTTAGCAGTTATGAAAGTAATTTTAGCCTGCTTTTTGTGCAAAAGGCAAATTACTTTTTAAGCCTCATTCATTTCACGTTGACGGTCACGTCGGTCAATCCAATCAAAGGCAGCCCTGCGCCAGTCCTCAGCGCGAATGTTCTGAGCGTAGTAGCGACCGTCGCCGGCGTGAGCCTTACGCACTTTGCTGATCATAGCCATCGGCTTGGCGACCTTCTCAAAGAACGGGTTAACATACTTTATACGCTCGCTAAATGGGTCTGAGCAGAACATCTCACACTCAATCAGGAACATCTTGTACTCGCCGTTCAGCATGAGCGGCAGAGGCCGCACCTGACCGGAGGAGTAATGGTCATACTGTTCAGCGTTGGGTGGGTTGTTCAAGTATTTCTCAGCATTGTAAAGTTCTGTGTACAAGTGAAAATTATTACTCACTTGACGGTAGACGCCGATTCTGTGCGCTATGGCGGCAGCGATGAACTCTTGCAGGAAACTGAAATGCACAGCGTTAGCGCCGTAAGCACCCCACCAGATATCGTTAGACCGGTTGATCACCGTCATGTTGAGGCGACCGCCGCGTGTATCAAAGATGACCTGCATGTTGCATGCCTTGTCCTTGGTCTTCTTGCTCAAGTCAGCATCGTCCCACATTTGAATAACGGCTTGACGACTGTTAGGGTCGCGGCGTAGCATCTTGATGACATCGTCAAGCTGGTCATGACCGAAGTGCTTACGCCAGCGGTGACCATAGGCGGCGTTAAAGGTCTTGCCGTCGTCGCTGAACTCGACCATACGCTTATTGAACTGCTGCAAGAACGCAACGTCGTTACGCCCAGCGAGCATCCAGATTGACTCCATCAAGTGGAAAATAGGGTTCGCGTCACGACCCTTGTGAAACAGCACCCGCTCAGACGGACACTTATAGACCGTGGTCACCATCTCTGGGTACACGATTGCGGGACCATTGCGGGTCTGCTCAGGTTGTAGGTTGAGCACTTTGAGCTTCCAGAATATCTCACTGAAAGCCTGATTGACGTTGCGTACGACTAACTCCATTTTAGAACTCCGTTTCTGGTTGATAATTTGTTTTAGGCTTACCCTCGCTGAGCACAGCGCGGCAGTACTTGCTGAACTCACACATGCAGTTCTGCACATCGTGCAGCGTCATGTCTATGATTTCTAACTTTTCAACAATCTCGCTAAA